AACGATCTTATGAAGGAGCAGGATAGTAGAATGCCTATCAATGTTGACAGGCAATCTCGTGTAACCTTCGGTGGTACAAAGAAATCCTAATTAGGAATTCGCGGGTTAATCCCTATCATCGATTTAACGTTAACCATTATTGGAATAGGAGAAAACTATGGCAAACAGAAACACACAAGGTTTTGGACTTATCCCAGCTGGAAGATTAGGTGGTGGACCATCTATCCAAGGTCAAGGAAAATACAAAATCGATGCTGGCCACAGCACAACTATTTACAATGGTGAATGTGTTAAAATCTCTAGCGGGTATGTAGTAGGCGGAAACGGTTCTGCTGCAGACATCGTAGGTGTTTTGAACGGAATATTCTTTAACGCGGCAACAACTTTGAAGCCGACGTTTTCGAACTTCTACAAAGCAACTATCACACCGGCTAACAGTGAAGACACAACAGCCTTTGTAATAGACGACCCTTTCCAGCAATACGTAGTCGGAGCGGATGACGCAACTGGAGTGACTACAATATTAGAAACGTACGATATGAATTCATCAGCGGGTAGTGATACAACTGGTAAATCATCATCTACATTAGATATTGGAACAACTTCAGCTAACGGTAAACAATTCAGATTATTAAGATCTGCAGAGGATCCTGAAAATGAGGATGCTACTGCAGCTTTCGCATCTGTAGTTGTTGTATCGAACTTGAATTCGTTCAACGGCCACAATTAATAGGAGTATATAGACTATGGCAATATCACGATCGCAACTAGTTAAAGAACTAGAGCCAGGCCTAAATGCACTATTTGGGCTGGAATACAAAAGGTATGAAAATCAGCATGCTGAGATTTATACAGCGGAAAACAGTGACAGAGCTTTTGAAGAAGAAGTAATGTTATCTGGTTTCGCAAACGCACAAGTAAAAGCAGAAGGTAGTGGAGTCTCTTTTGACGAAGCACAAGAAACTTTTACAGCGAGATACACTCACGAGACCGTAGCTCTAGCATTTGCTATCACGGAAGAAGCTATCGAAGATAATCTCTACGATAGACTAGCTTCTAGATACACAAAAGCTTTAGCAAGATCTATGAGTAATGCTAAACAAGTAAAAGCAGTTGAGTTATTAATCAACGGCTTACCATCTACTGCGACTTTCAAGTCTGGAGATGGTGTTGCTTTATTTAGCACGGCTCACCCTACAGTAGCGGGTACTTTCAAAAATACCCTATCTACTCAGGCGGATCTTAACGAAACGTCTTTAGAGCAGTCAATGATTGACATCTCTAAATTCACAGACGAAAGA